AATCTGACTTTTTTTATTTATACTTTACATAGATATATTTCTAAACAATTAAATTTTAAACAAAATGAGTACATTTGAATCAGTACTGGCACAGTACGAGAAAAACAAACAAGTCGCAGGCGGCAACAGTAACAAGGTATCCCAAGAGGACAGAATGAAAAAGTATTTCACTACACTATTACCGAAGGGTGCTAGAAGTGGTGAAAAAAGAATCAGGATTCTACCAACAACGGACGGTAGTTCTCCTTTTAAAGAGGCTTACTACCATGAATTACAAGTGGATGGTCAATGGGTAAAACTTTATGACCCAAAACAAGAAGGTAAACGTTCTCCATTAAACGAAGTTTATGAAGGTCTAATGATGACAGGAGTTGAAGCTGACAAGGTTTTGGCTCGTCAATATAGAGCTCGTAAATTTTATATTGTAAAAGTTATTGATAGAGAAAACGAACAGGACGGTGTTAAGTTTTGGCGTTTTAAACATAATAGTAAAGGTGAGGGTATTTTAGATAAAATCTTCCCACTATTCAAAAACAAAGGTGATATCACCGATACAAAAAAAGGTCGCGATTTAATTATTACCCTTGGTTTAACCAAAGCGGGTAATGGTAAAGAATATACTGCAATTACATCAATTATTCCTGAAGATATTACTCCATTATCAAATGATAATGATACAGTAAATTCTTGGATTAATGATGAATTAACATGGGCGGATGTTTACTCTAAAAAACCAGAAGAATATCTTGAAATGATTGCTAAAGGTGAAGTTCCAAAATGGGATGTTGAAACTAAAAAATATGTTTCAAATTTATCAGAAGAAACAATTTTAATGTCACCATCAAATTCAAAATCTGAACCAATTGTTGATGTTGACCCACAGGATGACGCTGAGGTTGACGACGAACTTCCATTCTAATTTAATTGAACTTGGACACTTACATAGACACTTACATAGACAAAGTGTCCAAGTTCTTATTTTTTATTCACAAATTACATACAACATAGACAATGGCAAAAATAGCAAAAAAGGAGTTTAACTTTAAAGATAAGTTCTCCACAAAAACAAAATACAAAGAAACTAATTTTTATTTTACTGGAGATTCGTTTTTAAACGCTTGCGGATTACCGGGTCCTGTTATGGGTGGTATTAATATGTTCTTAGGACATAGTAATTCATCTAAAACAACCGCAATGATTTTAGCGGCCGCGGACGCACAAAAAAGAGGCGATTTACCTGTTTTTATTATTACAGAAAAAAAATGGAGTTGGGAACATGCGGTTGAATTAGGATTAAAAGCAACTAAAAATTCAAACGGTGAGTGGGAAGGTGATTTTATATTCAATGATAGTTTCGACTATATTGAACAAGCAACAGATTTTATTAATGATATTTTAGATGCACAAGAAAAAGGTGAAATTCCACATTCAATTTTATTTTGTTGGGATTCAGTCGGTTCAGTACCGTGTAAAATGACATTTGAAGGTAAAGGAGGTAAAATGCACAACGCATCGGCATTATCTGACAAGATTGGAATGGGGATTCATTCAAGAATTTCAAAATCAAAAAAAGAAGATTACCCATATTATAACACAATGATTGTTATTAACCAACCTTGGGTGGATTTACCGGACAATCCATTTGGACAACCCGAAATCAAAGCAAAAGGTGGTGAGGCATTATGGTTAGCATCGTCATTGGTATTCTTATTCGGAAATCAAAAGAAGGCCGGAATCAATCACATCACAGCAACCAAAGGTGGAAGAACAGTATCATATGCAATCAGAACAAAAATCTCTATTTTGAAAAACCACGTAAACGGTATTCAATTTAAAGACGGTAAAATCATTGCTGTCCCTCAAGGATATATTGACGACACAAAAGAAGCTTTAGAAGAATACAAAAAACAATATTCACAATATTGGAACGCAATTCTTTCAGGAACAGGTGAAATAGTTTTAGAAGAGGAAACAGAAGATTCAATTGGAGAGTAATTTTTAACTTATAAATAAAAAAATAAATGTCAGTACTACTTGTTGATGGTGATAATCTATTAACTATTGGTTTTTTTGGTTTAAAAAATCATTTTCACAAAGGAAACCACATTGGAGCACAATATCATTTCATCAACACGTTAAGAAGATTAATTGATGTTCATCGTTTAGATAAGGTCGTTGTATTTTGGGATGGAGAGGAAGGTTCATCATCAAGAAAAAAATTCTACAGTCACTATAAAGAAAATAGGAAAAGTAGGATTAGAACCGAAGAGGAGATGGGAGCATATTCTAATCAAAGAAATAGGGTTAAACAATATTTGGAAGAACTATTTATTAGACAAGGTGAATATGATTTTTGTGAAAGTGATGATAGTATAGCATACTACACTCAAAAATCAGATGAAAATATACTAATTTATTCATCTGACGGAGACCTAACCCAACTTGTATCAGAAAAGACACAATTATTAAATCCTTCACATAATAGAATATATAATTTAAATGATATGTTCGTTTATGACCACGAAGAGATTCTCATACAAAACATTAAACTTGTTAAAATGATGTGTGGAGACCCGTCAGATAATATTGCGGGTATCAAAAATTTAGGTGTTAGGAGATTAATTACTCTTGTACCTGAAATAAAAACACAACCATTAACACTTGAAAATCTAAAAGATAAGTTTAACATCTTATTTGAACAAGATAGACATAACAATTTAATAAAAAACCTAATGACTGGTGTTACTAAACACGGAGTATTAGGTGAGGAGTTTTACAACGTAAATAAACGTATTGTAAGTCTTGATGAACCTTTCCTTACCGAAGAATCAATAGACTCTATAAACTCTCTTATGACTGATGTTATGGACCCTGAAGGTCGTTCTTATAAGAATGCAATGAAGATGATGATGGAGGATGGAATTAGTCTTTTATTACCGAAATCAGATGACGCATGGATTAACTTTCTGAATCCATTTTTAAGACTAACCAGAAAAGAAAAAAATAAAAAATTAATCAAAATAAAAAACAATGACTAATCAAGACGCAACAAAATTTGAATTTTTATTATCTTTAGGTAAAAACATAGTTTGCCAAAGATTTTTTAACGTAAGAGACCATAATTCACAATCCAGACGCTCTATGGATTTACATGAATATGTAAAAGATATTTGTGAAGAAATTTCATATGATTTGAAAACAAAAACTTTGGATTATTTAACCAAAAATCAGGACTATTTTTACGGTTCGAAGACATTGGAATCTTCAGAAAATGACGAAAAAGAATATTTTTTACTAGTATTAAAGCTAGGTGAGGATGTATTTATTCAAAGAATGTTTCCTTCTAATATCTTTCACCCAAAAGTTAGGTATACGGTGGACATTCGACCAAACCTGAAGAGATATTTATCAGATTTAACTGCAATTTTATCTTCCGAGGAATTGGAAACAACATATTTAAATTATCAACTATAAAAAAAATAAATTATGACAGAAAAGAACTTTGGATTTCTCGGAGCATCATTCCAGCAAGCTTTAATTAAATCAATTATTGAAGACAAAAAATATGGCGAGCAAATTATTGATGTAATCGATAGCAAGTACTTTGATAACAATTCCTTTAGATTTATTATTCAGAATATTAAGGAGCATTTTACCAAATATAGTAAGATACCTAATTATGATACACTATCTCAACAAATTGTATTAGAGTTAAAATCACAAGAAAACGCAAGAATACATTTGGACACCATATTGGGTATTAAGGACAATACTCAAGATTCTTCTCTTGTAAAGGATGAAGCTTTAAATTTTTGTAAACAACAAAATTTAAAAAAAGAGTTAAAAAGGGTAAATCAAATTATCGATAACGGTACATTTCAAGAATATAGTACCATTGAAGGTATCATTCAGAAAGCAATGCAAGTTGGATTACCACCCGAAGAATCTATGGATGTGTTTCATAATATCGATGAGGCATTAGAAAAGGACAATAGACACCCAATACCAACCGGAATTGATGGATTGGATGGTATGTTAAAAGGAGGATTAGGTAGAGGTGAATTAGGTGTTGTTTTAGCACCAACAGGAACAGGTAAAACAACATTACTCACACTTTTTTCTAATACGGCTTATAACTACGATTTCAATGTTCTTCAAATATTTTTTGAAGATAACCCATCAAATATTAAAAGAAAACATTATACAATTTGGTCAGGTATTGAGCCGGACGAACAACCAAACAACAAAGATGAAGTAAAACAAAAAGTTGAAGAGGTTAGGTCTAGATGTACTGGTTCTTTGAGTATAGTAAAATTACCAAGTGATTCTGTTACTATTTCTGAAATTAAAACAAGAATTAGAAAACACATTTCTGATGGTAAAAAGATTGACCTTTTAGTTATTGACTATGTTGATTGTATAACACCAGAAAGGTCAGTAAATGGTGATGAATGGAAAGGTGAGGGTTCTATTATGAGAAGTCTTGAATCGATGACAAGTGAGTTCGATATTGCTATATGGACGGCAACCCAAGGTAACAGGGATTCGATATCATCGGAAGTTGTTACTACTGACCAAATGGGTGGTTCAATCAAAAAAGCACAAATTGGTCACGTTGTTTTATCGGTTGGTAAAACTTTAGAACAAAAGGAACACAATTTGGCAACTATGACTTTATTAAAGTCTAGAATTGGTCAAGATGGTGTGATTTGGCAAAACTGTACATTCGACAATAAATTTTTGATTATCAATACAGAATCACAAAACACATTACTTGGACATAAAGAAGATGTTCAGAAAGACAATGCCACACGAGCTAAAGAGGCGTTTATGAAAAGACAAACGACCTTAAATCGTTAAAAATAAATAAAAATAAAAAAAACAAAAATATAATTAATTAATATGGACGAATCACAAAAAATTTTATCAGATTTAACAGTATACATGAAGTACGCTAAATATGTTCCCGAATTACAGAGAAGAGAAACGTGGGATGAACTGGTAACGAGAAATATGAATATGCACATTAAAAAATTTCCTAAATTAAAAAAGGAAATTAAAGATGTATACAAATATGTTTATGATAAAAAAGTTTTACCTTCAATGAGGTCAATGCAATTTGGCGGTAAACCAATTGAGATTTCACCAAATAGAATTTATAACTGTGCTTACTTACCAATAGACCATTTAGATGCGTTTTCTGAAGCAATGTTTTTATTGTTAGGTGGAACGGGTGTTGGGTATTCGGTACAAAAACACCA